TTAGCCTCTTAATAATGGCTAAAAATAGTGTGGATTTGGACGATTTTGTAAAAAATGCTCCAAAATGGGAAAATGTTCTTAATTCTATCATTAGAAAGGGATTATTAGTTAATAATAAATTATCCGTGGAGAGTCTAGAGTACTTAGCTTTTCTAGACTCTCCCGAACAAGAGAAATTGATAATTTCTAAACCTAAAGATGATTTGTTTATCAAATGGTGGCAGGAGTATCCTGGACTTGATTCTTTCACTTATAAAGGACGATCTTTTAAAGGGAGTAGAGCACTAAGGGTAAAAAAAGAAGATTGTAGAATCAAAATAAAAGCCATTCTCAACGAAGGAGAATACACCATAGATGATTTAATAGGAGCTTTAAAGTTAGAAATACAACAAAAGATGGAAAACAGCCTAAAAACCAATCAAAATAAGATGTCTTATATGCAAAATAGTCTAACGTATCTCAACCAACGCACTTGGGAACCATTTATAGAACTATATAGACAAGGAAATAAACAAGAACAGACTTTATCTGGAGGAATAGATATATGACAAGTATACAAATTTTTGTTATAATGGTAGATACATTGATGATATTATATATTTTACCAGGATTATTATCGTTATTATTTTCTAAGAAAAGAAAAAAAAATGAGCTTTGAGTTATTAAAAAGAGAAGTACAAAAAGGTTTAGAAGGTAGAAATACTGGTATTCCTATGGGTTTTGATAGGCTTAATAGATATATTGGCCTTAGGAAATCTATGTATTTCTTGGTAGGAGGATTGACTGGCTCTGGTAAAACATCATTTGTAGATGATTGTTTCGTTTTAAACCCCTATGATTGGTATATCTCTGATGAAGGACGGAAGTCTGGCATAAAACTAAAGATTATATATCGCTCTATGGAGAGAAATAGAACCTTTAAGTTAGCCAAATGGGTTAGTAGGAAGATTTTTATGGATGAAGGAGTAACTATCCCTATACAGAGACTTCTTACATGGTGGACTAATGAGAAGATGACAAAGGATGAACATGATTTATTTCTCTCTTATGAGAACTATATAAATGGAATGGATGATGTTATAACCCTTATAGATGGTCCAGAAAATCCTATTGGTATATGGAAGAATATAAAACAACATGCTGAATCCAGAGGTAAAATAGAAGAAATAGACCAATATAATAAGAAATATATTCCAAACGATCCTAATGAGGTAACTATTATAGTCCTGGATCATGTAGGGTTGTTAAAAACAACTAAAGATCTAGCTACCAGGAAACAGGTTATTGATAGAATGAGCGACGAATTAAGATTTGCAAGAGATTTCTATGGATATACTCCAGTAGTTATTTCTCAGTTTAATAGAGATATCTCTAACCCTATGAGGATAAAAAATGGTGATGTAGAGCCTCAATTAGAAGATTTTGCAGATAGTAGTCAAACTCAAAATGATGCTGATGTTGTATTAGCTCTATTTGACCCTATGAGATATAAAGTAGAGGATCCATCGGGATACAATCTAGATAGATTAAGAGATGAAACAGGAGCTAAGTATTTCAGGTCTTTAAGACTAATTAAGAATAGTTTTGGCTCAGATGACGTAAGGATAGGATTAGGATTTCATGGAGAATTAGGTATATTTAAGGAGCTTAAAAAACGTAAAGATATGCAAGATTCTGATTATGAAGCAGTTGTAGATAAATCGTTCTTTTTGAGATGAATATTAGGATATTTAAGATAACTTTGGTACTTTTGTACAAATAATTACTATGATAAGTGAAAAAATTTGCCAGAGAATTGTATCTATCTATAATAATGGAGAAAAGTCATTTAATGAAGTTGCTAGATTATCCTCTATAAATAATGTAAGTGTAAAAAATATACTTAAAAGAAAAGGTATAGTATTACATGATAGATCCAAATTTTACAGAAAATATGATTTGGACGAACATTATTTTGAAAATATAGATACAGAGGAAAAAGCTTATTTTCTTGGACTAATATTGGCAGATGGGTGTATTACAAAGAAAAATTCTTTAATAATATCTCTTCAAGAAGAAGATAAACATATTTTAGATAAATTTATCTTTAAATTAAAATATGGAGGGAAATTAAGAAAAATTATACCTAAAAATAAAAATCATAAAATCCAATATTCATTGTCAATAGGGAGTAAAAAAATAGCAAGGGATTTAATGAATCTAGGGATAGTTCCTAATAAATCATTGATTGTAGAATTTCCTAATATAAATAATGAGTTATTACCTCATTTTATACGTGGAAATTTCGATGGAGATGGTAGTGTACATAAAAGTATAAGAAAGTCTGGTAAAGAAGAAGTTAAAATACAATTTATAGGATCTATCTCATTCATCTCTAAATTAGCATATCATTTGAATAATTTAGGAATAAATCCAAACAAAATTAAATTAGTAAATAATTCAAAAAATGCAACAATTAATTTATCCTCTAAAGAAAACATCCTAAAATTTAAGGATTTAATATATAAAGATGCTACTATATACTTATTCAGAAAATGTGAAAAATTTAGTGAAGTTTTATCATTCTTTAATAATAAGAAATTCTTTTATAGAAATGAACCTATTTATCAATATTCTATAAATAAAAAATTCATCAAAAAATGGGAATCTTTAGATGAATTAATAAAAGAAACGAAATCGAGTAGACAATGTATATTAAGATGTATAAGAGGAAAAATAAAAACAGCAAATAATCATATATGGTCAATAACAAAGATTTAATTATACCTCTTTTAACCTTCCCTAAAATAGGAGATGCGTTTTATTGGGTGACAGTTCTCCAGAGAAAGAAGGATCATAAAGGAGAAAGGTTAGGCGGAAGTAATAATAATTCTAGAGCTATAAAGAGTTATTACATTAATTCCTTAGAAAAACTCGAGATTCATTGGGAAGAAATGGTTAAATTAGCAGAATTATTTAATGCTAGAGTAAGTATAAATTTGAACCCTAGATCATTCGAGAAAGCTGGATTCCAATTATTAAGCAAAGTAGCACATCAAATGGAAAATAGAGATTTCTATAATATTAGAAAAGCTTATGATTCGGTTCTAGGGAATTATCATTCAGAAATGGACAAAAGATGGTTAGTGGACCTAGATTCGGAAGATTTAGATAAAAGAGATGAAATTATAGGAACTATTAATATCTTACAAAATAAGATATTAGATAGATCTTATAGAATATTAGCTATTATACCATCAAAATCTGGAGAACATATCATTACTAATCCATTCAATAAAGAAGAATTTAGCAAATTTTATCCTAATATAGATATACACGGTAACAATCCCACTCTACTTTATTGCCCTTAAAATCCTAAATTATGACAAAAGAAGAATATTTGAAACTAAGAAACGAAGATGATAGTTTGTCTATTTTGTATAATCATTATACTACTAAATTTGATAGTAAGAAACATAAACCCTTCCTACAAATAGACGAATTCGTTAAATTTATGTCTATTTGGAATTTTCAAATGGCTTTAGAAAATACATTAACTTATTATGACCATAAATTTAATGTAACTCATTTACAAATTGATCAAAAGAATATATTTCTATGAAAAAAGAACCCAAAATATTAGAAAATAAGGCACAATGTAGACATTGTAAGGATATAATTATATCTACTCATAGACATGATTTTGTAAGATGTAGTTGTAGAAAGATAGCAGTCGATGGAGGTAATGACTACCTTAGAAGAATGGGTAATTTTGGGGATGTCATTGAATTAAGTACTTATGAGTGATATAAGATTTGAAATACAACAAAAAGCTAGAGATTCTTTTATTGATAATAAATGCAAGGGTATCCTTAATATAGCTCAACGTGTAGGAAAAGTGAAATGCACTATAGAAATACTTAAAAAGTTATTTAACTACTCTCCTACTGTCTTAATTTGTTATCCAGATAACAAGATAAAGGATTCATTTTTAAACGATTTTGAGAAATGGAGCTATAAAAGTATTGAAAATATCACTTTTTGTAACTATTCTTCTATATGGAAATATGAAGATAGGATATTTGATCTTTTGGTCTTAGATGAGTGTCATACCCTTTCAGAACGAGAAATGTCTATAGTCAAGGAAATGGTTAAATATAACCCTAAAGTACTAGGATTATCAGGAACTATATCTAAAGATACTGAAAAAGAACTTAAATCTATAGGTTTACCTATTATATTTAAGTACTCTATGGAAAGGGCAATAAAAGATGAAATAATTTCAGATTATGAGATTAGAGTTCATTTAGTAAATTTAGATACTAAAATCAAAACTCCTAACAAGAAGGGAAAAATGCTATCAGAGAAGCAAAAATATGATAATTATTCATACGTAATCTCTAAAATGAAACAAAATGGTCAAAATTCTATGCATTTAGCACTTGCTAGAAATAGACTATCTTTATCCTCTATTGGTAAGATAGAATATACTAAGAAACTATTAGATACCTTAAAGGATAAAAGATGCTTGATATTTTGTGGTTTAAATAAGACAGCAGAATCCTTAGGAATATGTTTTTATAACTCAGAATCGGCAGAAGATTCATCATTTATGAATTTTATGGATGGGAAAATAAATCACTTAGCGTTATCGGGAATAGGACGCAGCGGTGTAACTTTTCCTAATTTAGATTGTGTGATTATGTTAGATTTTTCATATAATAGTGAAAGTACCTCACAGACCTGTTCCAGAGCACTTAATATGGATTATGGAGATAAAATTGCTAAATTATTAATTGTATCGTTAAATGAACCTCCAGAACTAAAGAAATTGAAAGAAAGTTTAAGTATGTTAGATCAAAACAAGATAAAATATGTCTAAAACAATAGAAAAAGCTGAACTTATTGATTATGTACTAACTCAATATAGTATATTTTGTACTAAGTGTACAAATACTCATTTTGCATCAGAAGCATGTCTAGATGAATTTGATGCTAATGATGAATTTTATAGTTTAGGTTGGAGAATTAAAAATAGTGATTGTTTATGTCCAAATTGTGTTGGAAAAAATTAACAAAATGACTAAATTTGTAGAAAATAAAAAAATATGAGTAAAGAAACAAAAGAAGAAATACAATTACCAAGTGAAATTATTGAAGCAAAAATAAGTAACCCTAGAGACCTTACGATAATTGGGCAACCTAAAATTGGAAAAAGTACCATTTTAGGAGACTTTACAAAAAAATATAATGCTCTTCTATTAGACTTAGAAAAAGGAGGTACAGAATATATTAGTGCTAGAAAATTATCCATTTATCCTTCTCACGAAACCTCTACTTGGGAGGCATTTCAAAACTATACAAAGATTAGAAAATCTTTATTAGATAATAAAGGTAAATATGAGTATTTAACTGTAGATAATCTTACAGAATTAGATGCCCTATCAGAGATAGGAGGAACACTATCGTACATGGATACTATTATAGGTAAAGGTTTTAACAGAATAGGAGGTATAAAAGGGGGAGAAAAACTAAAGTACGGAGATGTGGAATGGAAATCGGTATTAAGTTTACCTGAAGGTGGAGGATATCAACATACTAGAGCTTGGTTTTTACAACAAATAGAGTTCTTTAAGCAAATTAGTCCTTATAGGATATATATTGCTCATGTAAGTGATAAATATATTAAAGATAATGGAAAAGAGGAAGTTGTAGGTAGTGAAATCTTTCTTACTGGTAAGTTAAAGCTTATATTTGCTTCTAAATCAACTAGTTTAGCTAAATTAGTATCCGAAGGAGATCAAAGATATCTTAACTTTGATGTATTAAATGATAGTATTATTGCAGGTTCCCGAAGTCCCAAATTGAAAGGTAAAATACTTATATCTAAGATGAAAAACGATAAATTAGAGACTTATTGGAATAATATTTATGAATGATTTAGAAAAATATGAAAAAGTTAACAAATGTGAGACTTTAGAGGAATTTTTACAAGTTTTAGAATCATTCCTCGATAAGGAGGGTAATATACAAGGAAGAAATAGAAAATTCGATGGAAATAAAATGATTAATAATGCTAAATTGTATTATAACGATGAAATTGGATTTATTCTTCCAAATGTAGTAACTAGGGAATTTGGACTAGACAACAATTAATGTATTTAAAATATTACAAATGATACCGTTTAAAACACAATATAATAAATTAGTAAATGCTTATTTAAAAGATCAAGTAAATCCTTATAATGGTTGTGCTTGTTTTGTAGGTAATTTATTAAATAATAGTATGGGATGGGTAACAAACAAGTATAGAAAAGCAAGTCTACACCTTGTAATTAGTGAAGAAGATAGCAATTCAGCTATATATTGTATAAGTCGTCAAAGTGACAATACATATACTGAAAAAGATATATTTGATTTAGAATATAAATTTATGAGTATATGTAATAATAAAAATTCTTTAGAGTGTGCCAAAAATGGATCATCTTGGCAAGCATTATCTAAAGAAGTGCAAGAGAATAGGTTATTTAAGGCTTTTGAGGAAACTTTGCTACTTTTAAAGCAAATTCATGAATCTAAAGGAGAAGTTATAGAAGATTATACTTTTAAAAAGAGAGAATTAGTATGATAAAAATAGGATCTAGTAGAATAAAAGAACTATTTCCAGACTTTAGTAGGGAACCGAAAGACTTAGATTATGCTGTAGGATTTGATATTAAATCAAATGAAAAAGGAATAGAATATCTATATAACCCTATTATAATGAATTGGTGTGGTGGAGGAGGAATGACAGATAAAGATGCTTTATATACACTAAAGTTATCACATGTGGTAGGATGGAGATTAGAGAATCGTTCTTGGGATAAACACGTTTTCGATATACAATTCCTTAAATCTAAAGGATGTGAGATTATTTGGCCTTTATTTTATGAATTATATGAATTTTGGGGTACTATACATGGTCCTAATAAAAGGAGTGATTTGGAAATGAGTGCTGAAAATTTCTTTGATAATACTTTAGATTGCAAATATTCACATGATTTGTTACACACTTTGATAAATCCAAATCCTACCTATATAAGTATATTAAAAGATGGAGAAGAAGTTGATGTTTCTGAAGAGAAATTTAATAGTTTGTCATTTGAAGAAAAATGCAATTTGGTATATGAGGAAGTGGAAATTATGAGCGCGGAGAGATATAAAGGATTAGGATATCTTTTTAGATATAAACGAATGTTAGATAAATTTATTATTTCTCATGCACCGATTTGGGAAGCAATATTTATATTAGAAAACTATAAATTTCTATGTAAAGCTAGACAAAATTTTATGATCAAAATTAACTCTAAATTAAAAGAATTGGGTTATCAAGAATTAGTATGATAGGATACATTCATAGAAATAGTATATCAAACGCATTAAATAATAGATGCAAAAGTCATACATATTTAAAATATGTAATCAACTAAAAACAAACAAATATGAACATATCAGTAGAAAAATTGAACAAAATATTTAAAGAAATACAATTCTTTCCTAATAATAAAGAATTAAAATACTTAGAAAGACAAGAAGGGCATAAAGGAGTTCCAGAAGCTGTAGAGGGATATCAAGGAGAATATAATGAATATTCAGAGATTTATAAAATAAATGAATTTGATGACTTATTCTTAAAAGTAACCTATAATACAGATAGTTATGGAGAGAATGATTTTGTAGTATCTATACAATTTGCTAAACCGAAACAAGTAAATAAAACAATATATGAGCCAATTTGAAGAATTTAAAGAGAAATTTGATAAAAAGTATCAAAATATATACAATTTTATTAGTGATTTTGATGATAAATATAATCCGTTAGATGCTGAATTAATGGGAAATTAATGATGAACTATCATATGATTCCTATGGAAGTGAAGATTCTAAACTAGAAAGAGTGTTTTATTTCAAAGAATTTGATATTTTTGTTAAATTTGAAGGAACAAGACAATCTTATAATGGAGAAGAATGGACTAGTATGAAAGAAGTAAAACCTATTAAAAAAGAAATACAAACATATGATGAAGTTTGAAAACATAGTAAATAAACTAAAAGAATTAGGAGTGGCTCCTGGACAGTTAAGATCGATTCTTGAATGGGACGATAGAGAAATAAAAAAAGAAACCTTAGAAAAAGAATTAGGATCTATTCTATTAGTACATCAAGTAGGAGATTGTGAAGGAGGAGGAGAATATGCAGAAAACGTATTTAAATTTGTAAATCATGATGTATATTTGAGAGAAGTAGGATTTTATACTTCTTATCATGGAACAGATTGGGATGAAGAATTTGAAGAAGTAAAAGCACAAATTAAGCAAGTAACAATATACGAATAAAATTGGGAAAAAACAAAATAAACAAAATAAAATATGGGAATACAAGGTACACAAAGAGAAGTAAAAGAATTTGGAATTTTGAAAATAGGGCTTTTTAATGCAAAAGTAGTATGTTTTAATCCTTCAAGAGAAGAATATAAGGATAAACTAGGTATTACTTTAGATGAGAAAAGCAAGGCCGATCAATATTTAGGAGAATCTGA